CGTGGTGCGCTTTCCACTGCCAGCATCGATGACTTTACCCGTTATTCTAAAGATCTTGCAGATGAAGGCACCCGCTGCTTTATCGATGCCGATAATATGCGAGCAGTCAGTGTGCTTAACCTGGGTACTATTGATGAACCAGGTCACGCAGATAACACCGCCACTCTCAAACTGAAAAAGACAGCACCGTTCTCTGCCCTGTTGTCTGTTAACGGCGAGCGTAACTCCCAGAAGTCACTGGCAGAATGGATTGAAGACTGGGCCGACTACCTTGTGGGCTTTGATGCTAATGGTGACGCTATTCAGGCAACAAAAGCGGCTGCGGCGGTCCGTAAAATCACGATTGAAGCAAACCAGACCGCTGATTTTGAAGATAATGACTTCAGCGGCAAACGCTCCCTGATGGAGTCTGTCGAAGCGAAGACCAAAGATATTATGCCAGTGGCATTTGAATTTAAATGCGTTCCGTTTGAAGGTCTGAAAGAACGTCCGTTTAAATTACGCCTCAGCATTATCACTGGCGATCGTCCTGTACTGGTTCTGCGCATTATTCAGCTGGAGGCGGTGCAGGAAGAAATGGCTAACGAATTTCGTGATCTGCTTGTTGAGAAATTCAAGGACAGCAAAGTAGAAACCTTTATTGGTACTTTCACCGCCTGATTTCATTACTGCAAATGCCCCTGCGGGGGCATTTATGGAAACGTAATTTACTCAATAATCGCCGGATGGTGAGGGATTCTTTTTACCAGAATTCAGCGCGGTGCAGCGCATATACGTGGAGAACAAAATGTCATTTATCAAAACTTTTTCTGGGAAGCATTTTTATTATGACAGGATAAATAAAGACGACATCGATATTAACGATATCGCGGTTTCCCTTTCAAATATCTGTCGCTTTGCCGGTCATCTTTCGCACTTCTACAGCGTCGCCCAACATGCGGTTCTTTGCAGCCAGCTGGTGCCGCAGGAATTTGCTTTTGAAGCGTTAATGCATGATGCAACAGAAGCGTATTGCCAGGATATTCCCGCTCCACTGAAACGCCTTCTTCCTGACTATAAACGGATGGAAGAAAAAATAGACGCCGTAATCCGTGAGAAATACGGGTTACCCCCGGTTATGAGCACGCCTGTGAAATATGCCGATCTCATCATGCTGGCAACCGAACGCCGCGATCTCGGGCTTGATGATGGCTCTTTCTGGCCAGTACTGGAAGGTATCCCGGCAACAGAAATGTTCAAAGTTATTCCACTGGCTCCGAGCCATGCCTACGGGATGTTTATGGAGCGCTTTAACGAGTTATCGGAGTTACGCACATGCGCATGAATGTTTTCGAAATGGAAGGGTTTCTTCGCGGGAAATGTGTACCACGAGATCTGAAAGTGAATGAAACAAATGCTGAATATCTGGTGCGTAAATTTGCTGAAGCGGAGGCCAAGATTTTGGCTCTGTCCGAAGACCAACAGAAAGCGATTGAGTCAATTAAGCAGGCTGATGCAGCTGTTAAGTTGGCACACGAGAAGTTTTCGGCGCTGGCGGCGGAGAATGCGGGGCTGAAACACGCAATGGCCGTAACTCTTGAGCATGTGTCGGTCACGGATGCAGGGCAGGCTGGTGTTGCTGCAATGATTATCAACGATGCCCTACACCACAGCGAAACTCCAGCCACCGATGCTTTCCTGGCTGAAATTCGTGCGGAAGCACGCAACGAGGGGATTAACTATACCGCAAGCCGTCTTGCTGCTGCTTTCAATCACGGATTTATCAATAAGTCTTTACGTGAAGTTTTCGACGTTACACGCATGATTCTGTCAGCGAAAGAAGAGTTGGCTAATGAACCACACCCGATTGATGGCCTGTCCGGTGAATATGCGGAGAAATCCCTAGAAGAATGGGCGGAACAGATTCGCAAAGGAGGCAACCAGTGAGCGGAAAAAGAATGACTAACAGAGAGCTTGTTGATGCCGCGATTAAGCTTGCTGGTGATTTTTATTCAATGATGGGGTACGCGCATCGCCCTGGATTCAAATATTGGGAATCACCGCATCCGCAAGAGCAACTGGTATTTCAAATGGCCTGCCGTGCTTTTGAGGTTATTCGCGGTTCTGATGTGATGGACGCCGTTGCCGACTTGGAGGATGAAGAGTGACCCAAATTAACTATCAGGCACTGCGTGAAAAGGCAGAGAAAGCAACTAAAGGAAGCTACATCGTAGGGCATACATCTGTTAACCAGCACGGCAATTTAACAGGAGTTTTTGTTTGCCAAAAATGGAAAGGAGAACCCGGTGGCGTGATTGCGGAATGTCATGTTAACTGCCTGATTGAATCAGATGCTCAGGCTTATGCAAACGCTGAATTCATAGCAGAGGCTAACCCGGCTACCGTGCTGGCACTGCTGGATGAACAGGAAAGAAACCTGCAATACATCAAAAGCCGCGATCAGGAGAACGAGGATATTGCGCTAACGGTAGGGAAGCTGCGCGTTGAGCTTGAAGCAGAAAAACAGCGGGCAAAAGTTCTATTTATGGAAAATGCTCGGCTTAAGTCAGGCATAGCCGGTCTGATACACCTCGGTATTCGATATGCAGATGTTGAGGTCATGAAAATTGCTGGAGATGCCCAGCTTTCTACCCCATGCACTGACAGCATCATAAACAGCATTGCAACAGGCATTCGCATCAAAGGAGAGTGATATGGCGTTAACACACCACGAACTCTGTCAGATTGCGTACAAGTTCCTTAAGCGCAACGGGTTCAAGGTTTGCTTTCATGACCGCTTTGTTGCTGTAACCAGTACCGGAGAACAGCCAGATGCTATGGGATTCAGAAATTCAGCATCATGCCTGATAGAGGCGAAGTGTTCTCGTGCTGACTTGTTGGCAGATAGAAAAAAGCGTTTCCGTAAAAATCCCTCACTTGGCATGGGCGACTGGCGATTCTTTATTAGTGAGCCGGAAATTATTTCAGTTGAGGATTTACCTCCCGGCTGGGGATTACTTCACGTTGTTAACGGAAGAGTACGGAAAGTACATGGATGGCCCAGGGGTAATTGCTGTTGGGGTAATCCTGACGATAAGCCATTTACTGGGAATAAGCAGGTTGAATGCGATTACATGTTATCTGCATTAAGGCGCATGGAGTTGAGAGGGCACCTTAATGAAATATATGACGGTGTGATTGTTAATAAGAAAGAAGGAAACGCGGCATGATCACTATTACCAAAGGGCGACTGCTGACAATCCAGCAGTGGCGCGAAACATACGGACCTGGCAGCAACGTTGTACTGCCAGCAGAAGAAGCGGAAGAACTGGCACGAATTGCACTGGTATCGCTGGAAGCAGAGCCTGTAAGCCAAACTTACAACTTGCCAGAATTAATCGAAGGCATGGAAGTTTCCATTGATGTAAGCACTTGTGATGTTGATTTAGGTAATCGCTATTTCGGTACCGTCACCGAGGCGTTAGAACTTGATACAGCCAAAAATGGTTACATCCTCCTAGTTCAGGACGCAGAGCCAAACTTCGATGTAAATGGCAACTCTCCGGGAACTCCGGATAGTTGGATAAGCTGTAGTGATCGAATGCCTGAAAAGGGCCAGAACGTGCTTATTTCGGTGAATTTCGATAGCTCTCAGGTTGAACCGCTAATATGCTCCGCACGCTATACCGGAAGCACCTTTCGGCGCGGAGATGCAACGATTAAGCCGGGTAATGGTATTGAGCAAGCAACTCACTGGATGCCGCTACCGGAACCGCCGCTGGAGGTGAAGTGATGAACAACTTAATGATCGACCTTGAGACGATGGGGAAAAATAAGGATGCACCGATCGTTTCCATTGGCGCGGTGTTCTTCACTCCAGAAATCGGAGACATCGGACAAGAATTCTATACGGTTGTTAGCCTGGAAAGTGCTATGGAGCAAGGAGCTACACCTGACGGCGATACCATCCTGTGGTGGTTGAAACAAAGCCCTGAAGCACGAGCTGCAATCTGTATTGATGATACTTTGTCGATCAGCGATGCTCTCTCAGAACTAAATCATTTCATTAACCGGCACGCAGACAATACGAAATATTTAAAAGTCTGGGGTAACGGAGCCACCTTCGACAACGTAATTTTACGTGGAGCTTATGAGCGAGCAGGACAAATCTGCCCGTGGGCATACTGGAATGACCACGATGTACGCACGATCGTTACGCTTGGGCGTTCCATCGGATTCGACCCCAAAATGGACATGCCTTTCGATGGCGAACGGCACAACGCCCTGGCTGATGCCCGTCATCAGGCAAAATATGTTTCCGCTATCTGGCAGAAATTAATTCCTGCCACCAGCACAGAATTATGATTTTCCCGGGTGCAGCCGGTTTTGATGGAGAAAATTATGAACACCTTGTTTTTACTGATGGCTGAATTCAATACCCCAAACATTGAACTCTCAGCAGTTAGCCAAAAGTACTTTGGTATGAGTCCAGCCACGGCAGAAGCAAAAGCAAACGCTTGTAAGTTGCCCGTTCCAACATATCGCATCGGCACATCACAAAAAGCAAAACGTTGCATCAATATTCAGGATCTTGCGGAATACATAGACAAAAGGCGAGAAGAAGGACGTATCGAGTGGGAACAGGTCAGAACAGTCAAACAGAAGGGCAAAGAAAATCACTAAAGAAAAAACCCGCCTGAAGGCGGGTTTTCAAAAAGCACCAGCTATGATCATGCTGCTTTGAGACGACGAAGCTTACCCTGCTGCTCTTTACCAGAGACAGTAGCGTGAGTGAACGCATTAGGAGCAGCCTTCATCAGAACTTCAACAGCAGCACCCATACCTACGAATGCTTTCATTGTGTCGAACTTAACCTGTGGCTTGGTTGCTTTTTGATCTTCCATAGAAAACTCCAGAAGTTATACCGAAACAATTCCTGTTGTTTACTCATCATCAATAGATGATACGCAATATTTATTTTTAAATTTAAGGTTCTTTGGCGTAACTTCATCAGAGATATCAAAACCGTCCAGAATTCTATTGAATGTAGCTTCTGGCATATCATCATGAACAGAAATCTCACCCGATCGCTGCTTTCTAACCATGTTATCCACTCGCCAAATTATAGCTTCAGCGTAAACAACATAACTTGGATGCTTGATAAAGCGATGATCACCAGAATTCAAGACGCAAGACGGATCGTGGGGGACACCATCCTTGATACTAGAAATATTAACAACTAAAACACAATAACAATCGTTAACGGGGTAATAAACAGGATCATTACAAATCACATGAAGATGATTGCATGGTCCAGTTGGGGCAAGCACAGTTCCTTTCCTGTATGGCTGATAATCCGTCATGATAATTGCAAAGAAAATTCCTTAAGTTTCTGAGATTCTTCCATTTTGCCAATTATGCGATTAGCCTCATCCTCGCTTTTACCCTCACTGATCAGCATTTCTTTCAGGTCTATAGGCTTACGAGAATTGCCAGGATCGTGCCACTCTGGACAAACGCTTTCTAAATGCGTCATATTTGCGAGATCAAATCGGTTCATATGCCCATACCGAGAATAGATTTCATCTAAAATCCGGATATCTGCACGACTCAATTCATCAAAGACCTCGTCTGCATCCATTTCCCTCGGATCTGAACGCAACGATACATTATGCCCGTTCGTCTCTATCAAGTTGTACCAGTAGTCACCAATGCCTTCAGCCTTACCGCGAATCAAGTTCAGCGTATTCGACATGACTGGTCCAAATTTCATAGAGTAAAGGCTATCTTCGCCGATCATCCTGCCATGCTTCAAAATCGACTGGCGGTTAGACAGATAGAGCAGCTTCATCAATTTCAGATATGCCATGCGCCCACCTCTCTTAAGAAGTAGGTATGCAGCCATTTGAGCTACTTTTTCTTCGCAAAACAT